CTGCCCATATGTTCCTCTCCAGATGGTTCGTGCTGTTGATCAAGACAGCTTCCATCCAAAGATCGGCTTCAAGACACGTTATGGCATGGTTGCAAACCCATTTGCACAAGGCCTGACACGTACTAACCTTGGCGCTATGCTGAAAGATAGCAACGTGTACTACCGTCGTACGCTTGTTCAAAACCTGCTATAAAACAAAAATAATAAGCAGAGTTTGTCTTGAAGGGCCCACCTAAGTGGGCCCTTTTTTATTGGATAAATAGTTTGAAGGAGTTTATATGACAGCTATTTCAAATCAACCATCTAATATTAGTTTTCTTTCACCGCTTGGTTTTAAGTTTGCGATAAAGAAGGCTCCTCATGTTAATTTCTTTGTACAGAGTGTTAACTTGCCAAGTGTCTCTCTTGGTGAAGCGGATGTAGAGACACCTTTTTCAAAGATTCCATTCCCAGGTACTAAATTGACCTTTGGAAACCTTTCAGTAACATTTAAGGTTGATGAAGACATGAAGAACTACCTCGAGATGTTCAACTGGATGAAGGAGCTCGGATTCCCTGATAACTTTGCACAGTATCAGTCTATTGCTGGGCGTAGCATATATTCAGGTGAGGGCGTCTTCTCTGATATTACCCTGCTTGTTACGACAAGCGCAATGAATCCTAATCTAGAAATAACTTTTATCGATTGCTTTCCTGTTGACCTTTCTGAGCTTTCCTTTGATAGTACATCTGCCGATGTGGAGTACCTAACTGCCACTGTTACTTTTGCCAACCGAAGATTTGAAGTGAAAGCTCTACCATAACATGAAACTTGATGATATTATGAATTTGTGGGAAAAAGATGCAAAGATGGATCAAACAGAGCTGGGTGAAGAAAGTGTAAAAATACCCTTGCTTCATCACAAGTATTATAAAATGTTTGTTGATGAAGGGCTACTATATAAAAAGCTTGAGATGGATTATAAGTCATTGTATAAGCTCAAGTATGAATACTATATGGGTACACTTGATCAAGAAACAATTGAGCAGCGTGGTTGGGAACCAAACTGTCTCAAAATCCTCAAAGCCGACTTGTCCGTATACATGGACGCAGATTCAGATATACAACACATACAAGCTCGTCTCGATGTTCAAAAACAAAAAATATCTTTTCTTGAATCAGTTATTAAGACTATAAACAACAGAGGATTCTTAATCAAGAACGCAATTGATTGGGAACGTTTTAAGGTAGGTGGATGACGGACGTAATCCGTATACTCAAAGTAAATGATGTGCACTTAAAAGTTGTATGTAATAGTGGAATAGCTTACGAAATAAGTGAATATTTCACATTTAACGTACCCGGTGCTCGCTTCTCTCCTGCATTCAAAAATAAAGTGTGGGATGGTAAGATCCGTTTATTTCATCTAATGCGTGGTACTTTGTATGTTGGGCTTTTGTCAGAGCTAAGAAAGTTTGCAGATGAAAGAGGATACGGAGTAGAGTTTGATAACCTTTCAGACTTTGCAGAAGAAGAATTTCCAGATGCTGCTGCTAAACAATTTATTAAAACACTAGAGCTTCCTCATACTGTTCGAGACTATCAATACGAAGCCTTTATACACTGTGTAAGAAGAAACAGGGCCTTGCTGTTATCTCCTACTGCATCGGGCAAGTCGTTAATTATCTTTATGCTTGCAGCATATTTTATAAGCAAGAAAATACTTCTTATAGTTCCTAACGTTAGCTTGGTGCATCAGATAGCTGATGATTTTGTGTCTTATGGTTGCCCAGAAAACATAATCCATAAAATATACGAAGGTCAGCGGAAAGATAATTTTGATGCTCACATTACAATAACAACATGGCAAAGTATATACCAATTACCAGATAAGTGGTTTAGGAATTTTGGTGTTGTTATTGGAGATGAGGCTCATCAATTCAAAGCAAAAAGTCTTGTTGATATAATGGAGAAGATGAAAGATTGTAAGTATAGATTTGGATTCACTGGCACGCTAGATGGCACTAACACAAATAAACTAGTGTTAGAAGGATTGTTTGGTCCTGTAAGACAAGTGACCACTACATCAGAAATGATGGAAAAGAAGAACGTAGCGCAGTTAGAGATAAAGTCAATAGTGCTAAACTATGATGATACCGTACGACAAATGTTTGCAAAGACAAAGCCAGAATATAAAAACGAGATACAATACATAGTCAAATCTACGGCAAGAAACAAATTCCTTATTAACTTGGTGTCGTCACTACGAAATAACACTTTGCTGTTGTTTAATTTTGTAGAACATGGTAAAGTGCTCTATAATGCAATAAAAGAGGCAAATCCTAATAGGTCGGTGTTTATTGTGTATGGTAAAGTAGAGGGCGAAGAGCGCGAAGAGATTCGTAAGTTTACTGAAAATAATACAGATGTTATTATTGTAGCTTCTTACAAAACCTTTTCGACAGGTATTAACATACCAAGTTTAGAAAACGTTGTGTTTGGAAGTCCAAGTAAGTCACGTATTAGAGTTCTTCAATCAATTGGTAGAGCGTTAAGGGTAAGTGAGAAAAAACAGACAGCAAAGCTTTATGATGTTGCTGATGACATTTCGTGGCGTTCATATAAGAACATTTCGCTTACACACTTTGCAGAGAGAGTGCAAATGTATAATCAAGAACAGTTTAACTACAAAATCTTCAATATCAATTTGAAAGGTAATCAATGAGACCTATACTTCTAGTCAAGCTTGCAGATGGTACAGAATTGATCGGTGAGTTGATTGAGGATTTGAAAACACATATCCGTCTCTTCAAGTCTCTACAGATTCATTACAGATACTTTATGGGAGGAATTCCACACGTATCTTTTTCACGTTATATGATGTTTACAGCAGATCCTGCTATTGTTATTGATACACGTCATGTGATTGCTGTTGCACCGGCTCGGAAGGCATTTGTTGACTATTACTTAGATAGCGTTGAAGATTATTTTGGTGGTACCGAGCAAATGATCGACAATGAACTAACTACAGCCCTTTCCTCATCTCAAAAAGATGAACAGATGAGAAAGATTCTTGAAACAATGCCTACGGATAAAGCAAGTGTAAATTAATATGAATGCACATTATGTTGACAATAAAAAACTCTATACGGTAATCATTCAATACAAAGCTGATGTAAATCAAGCTCAATTAGAAGAACGACAAAAGCCGCAGATACCTAACTATGTTGGTGAATGCATTTTATTAATTGCACAACGATTAGCTACAAAACCTAATTTTATTAATTATTCGTATAGAGAGGAAATGATAAGCGATGGAATTGAAAATTGTATTAGCTATTTTGATAATTTTGATCCTAGCAAGTCCGATAATCCTTTTGCTTATTTCACACAGATCATATATTACGCATTTCTTCGAAGAATTCAAAAAGAGAAAAAACAAGTCTACATAAAGCACAAGACAGCAGAAAATAGTATGCTCTTCGATGAGCTTGTTGAGCAAGCTGATGGTGAAGAATATGCTCCATCATTTGAGTTTGATGCAGAAAACATTTCCGACTTTATCAAAGCGTTTGAAGAAAACATTGACAAGAAGAAAACAAAACGTCGTAAGGGTGTGGAAGTATTCATAGAGGATGATAATGAAGATAGCACTATTAGGTGACACTCATATAGGTGCAAGAAACGACAACCCAGCCTTTCATAAACACTTTGCTAAGTTTTATAGCGAGGTGTTTTTTCCTTATCTTGAGCAGCATAACATTCTCCATATTGTACAGTTAGGAGATGTGTTTGATAGAAGAAAATATATCAACTTTAACTCACTAAAAGCAAGTCGCGAGTATCTGTTTGATCGTTTAAATCAAGATTATTCAACGTGGATGTTAGTTGGCAATCATGATACGTATTTTAAAAATACAAACGATGTTAACTCTCCTGAATTGTTGTTTAATGGTTACCATCAAATTACTCCTGTAAACAAATGTACAGAAGTTGAATTTGAAGAAGTAAAATTTCTTCTTGTCCCATGGTGGTGTGAAGAAAACGATCAACATATTAGAGATTGTTTAGCTAATACACAAGCAACACATATCATAGGACATTTTGAAATAGATGGCTTTGAAATGTATAAAGGTGCTATACATCAAGGTGGAATAACACGTAATGTCTTTAATAACTTTGAAAGAGTTTTTTCAGGACACTTTCATCATCAATCAAGACTTGGCAACATTCATTATATTGGAACACCATATGAAATGACGTGGTCTGATTATGATGATCCAAAAGGATTTCATGTCTTTGATACTGACACGCGTGAAACTACTTTTGTTGAGAACCCTCATAAAATGTTCTTTAAGATACATTATGACGACATGGATAAACAACCAAGTGAGGTTGTAAATATTGACTTCAACCAGTATAATGAGACGTTTGTTAAGTTGATAGTTCGTAACAAAACTAACCCTTACTGCTTCGATATGTTTGTTGATAAGCTAGAAAAAGCCGGAGTGTATAATGTTCAAGTTGTCGATGATCACTTTCATATGGACACAGTTGACGATGATGATATTGTAAGCGAAGCAGAAGATACACGCACTATTCTTACAAAGTTTGTTAATAATCTAGACAGCGTAGTTGATAAAAAACAACTTGAAACGTTGATGCTCTCTTTGTATGAAGAAGCTCTTAATGTTGAGTAATATATGATCGTATTTAAAAATATAAGATGGAAAAATTTACTAAGCACTGGTAATGTCTTTACGGAAATAGATCTAAACACTCACAATCAAACCTTAATTGTCGGTGAGAACGGTGCTGGCAAATCTACTATCCTTGATGCCTTATCCTTTGTCTTGTATGGAAAGCCTTTCCGTAAGATTAATAAAGGACAGCTGATTAACTCTATTAATGAAAAACAGCTGATTATTGAATGTACATTTGCTATTGGTAACAGAGAGTATTTTATTCGACGTGGTATTAAACCAGCGGTGTTTGAGATCTTTGTAGATGGTACTCTAATTAGTCAGAATGCTGCATCTGTTGATTACCAAGACATACTCGAGAAACAAATACTTAAACTGACGCATAAAACCTTCTCACAAGTTGTAGTGTTGGGCAGTGCTTCATTTGTTCCTTTTATGCAATTGGCAGCACAGCCTCGTCGAGAAGTAATTGAAGATCTACTTGATATCCAAGTGTTTACAGTTATGAACACTTTACTAAAAGATAAGATTGCTAAAAACAAAAACGATCTTATTGACGTCGACTATAAAATCTCAAACACAGAAGATAAGGTTGAGTTAGAAAAGAATCATCTAAACGTACTTGAGCAAAACAAAGATGAACTTATCAAACAAAAAACACGTCAGGTTGCTGACTATGTTAAACAGGTGAATAATGTTAATTCCAATACAACTGAGACCCTACGCGAAATTGCCGAACTGCACAGTAATATTAGCGATTACGACAAGGTACGGACAAGGCAGGAAAAGATACTTGCACTTGCTCAACGAATTGATAACAATTACGAAAAAATGCAAAAAGAAACGGAGTTCTTTCGGGCTCACGATAATTGTCCGACTTGCCGCCAAGGAATTGCCGATGAACACCGGACAAAGATCGTTGCAGAAACAGATAATAAACTACATGAAATACAACAGGGTAAGCAAAAAATTGCAGAAGAATTGGTTAGTAATGCTGCCCGTCTCGCAGACATATCAAACGTACAAACTACCATTTCTCTTAAGCACGCGGAAGTCAATAAGAACCAAATCCAAGTAGCAACATGGGAAAAGTTTATTAGTGATATTAAAAAAGAACTTGAAGGTATATCCAACTCAAAAGATCTGGATGTAAATAAAGATCGTTTAAAGGACCTTAAACTAGAATTAAGCTCCTTAAAAGATACAAAAGAGAAACTTGTCAATGCAAAAGCGGTTCTTGATGTAGCAGGTATCTTGTTAAAGGATGCTGGGATAAAGACAAAAATTATTCGTCAATACATCCCTATTATCAACAAACTTATTAATAAGTACCTTGCCGCAATGGACTTTTTTGTTAACTTTGAACTCAATGAGAATTTTGAGGAAACACTTAAATCAAGGTTCCGTGATGAGTTTAGTTATGCATCCTTCAGTGAAGGAGAGAAGTCACGAATCGATCTTGCTTTATTGTTTACGTGGCGAGCTATTGCACGTCTTCGTAACAGTGCAAGCACAAACCTTCTTATCTTGGATGAAGTATTTGATGGTTCACTGGATGCGCAAGGTAACGAAGAGTTGTTGAAGATTCTTCAAACGTTGACAGAAGGAAGTAATGTATTTGTTATTTCTCATAAGACAGATGTGTTCTTAGATAAGTTTGAACGAGTATTGAAATTTGAAAAACAAAAAAACTTTAGTAGGATGACAACATTATGATTCTTAAGCATGTGAAACCTGATAGCGATATCCTTCGCAAAACGATGGATCCTTTTAATTTTAATCAGATGCAAACAGATCCTGTTGAACTTGCAAAGGATTTGTATGAGACACTAATGTCAACACAATTCTTAGGTCTTTCGGCACCACAAGTAGGGTTACCCTACCGAGTGTTTGCTTTAAGGACTTCACCTGGTATAGTGTGTTTTAACCCACGTATCGTCGATAGATCTTCTGAGGAGATTGTGCTTGATGAAATGAGCATGACTCATGAACACCTTATTGTTCCTATCAAAAGATCAAAGAAGATAAAGGTTCGTTACCAACAACCAAACGGTGAAGTAAAGACCGAGATATTTGATGGCATGACTGCTCGATACTTCATGCACCAGCTTGACTATCTTGATGGAATTGTGTATACTCAAAAAGCTAATAAGATTCATCTTCAGCGTGCCATGCGTAAGAAGAAACAATTGGAAAGACAAGCCAAACGCAATCAAAAGGATATATCATGAATGTTGTAATTTTTGGAAAAGGTAAAGTTGGTATGGCAACCGATCTTACTTTAAAAACTAATGCTGATTTTCATGACCCATATAAAGGGCATGTTATTACGGACTTTTCAAAGTATGATCTAGCTATTATCTGTGTGTCGTCGCTTGTTAATGGACCATACGATCACCAATCAATTAGTGAATGCCTAGAGACTTTGAATACAGCTGCGTTTACAGGAACGATTGCAATCAGATGTACTGTATCACCAGTATTCCTACGTGCATGGTTGATTCAATATCCAAACCTTAACATCATTCACTTCCCTGAGTTTATGAAGCAGGGTGATGATGTTTATTTGGATACACCTTGGATTCTTGTGTTAGGTGGTGAAAGGAAGCTGACTGTTCCTTTTGGAAAGTGGTTGGTAGATAATGGATATGGACATGAAGAGATGTGGCACTTCTGTTCTCTTGAAGAGAGTGCTCTTATTAAACTGCATCAGAATGCAGGACTTGCTCTCAAGGTTGTTTATGCAAACATTATGTACGAGATGTGTCAACAATATGGAGCTGATTATGAAGTTGTCCGAAAAGGTGTCGCTGCTGATGTTCGTGTTGGGCCAGGTCACTTACAAGTTCCTGGCGAACATGGCTTTGGTTTTGCTGGTCATTGCTTGCCTAAAGATTTGACTTGTTTAGACACTGTAGCCTACAACAGGGGGTTCTGGCATAAAATTTTGCAAGTTAATGATGAGCTAAGGAAAAAGAATGTCTGATAAAAAGATTGCGTATAGTGAAATCTTTCACTCTATACAAGGTGAAGGGCACTACACTGGTAGACCTACAGCATGGTTAAGATTCTTTCTTTGCAATCTTCAGTGTGATGGTTTTGGTCAGAAGGATCCGACAGATCCTTCAACGTATGTTCTTCCCTATAAAGAGATAAAGGTAGAGGATATCAAACGTCTAGAAGATCTACCTGTATGGAAATATGGTTGTGATTCTTCCTATTCGTGGTCTGCAAAGTTTAAACACTTGCAACATAAACATACTGCAGAAGAGATTTGCAACCGTATTCGTCAATCAATGTATCATCCAGCTAATCCAGAAGGTAGATTCAACAGGCTAGATGGTACGATGCAACATATGTGCTTTACAGGTGGTGAACCTTTAATGCGTCATGCTCAGATGGCTGCTATTGATATTATTGATCATTTTGCAGTGGAAGGTGATTATCCATTGTATATGACATGGGAAACTAATGGAACACAAGAGCTAACGTCGGAGTTTTCTGATTACTTTAGTTCATATCCTGGAGAACTATTTTTCTCTGTTTCACCAAAACTACGTACGACATCAGGTGAAAAAGCCGAAGATGCTATTAAGCCTGAGATCGTAAAGACATACGAGGACCTTTCACCACATGGGCAGTTGAAGTTTGTGGTTAACGGTTCAGTAGAATCATGGAACGAGCTGGAGATGATTCTTGCTCAGTTTCGTGAAGCAGGCGTGACATATCCTGTATGGATCATGGGTGTGGGTGCCACACTTGAGGCTCAGAAGGGAACCGAAGCTGGTTATATCGGGGAAGCGCATATTGCCACCGAGGCATTTAAGCGCGGTTATAACTACTCCTCTCGTGTGCATGTTCACATCTGGGGAAACACAATGGGTACTTAAAATGGAAAGACAAGCACGTCAATACAAGTATGTAAGCACGAAGGAATACCACGATGCGTTTCCTTGTGCTTATCGTCAATGGAGAGCAGATAGTCACTGCAATCTGATTCATGGATATAGCTTCTCGATGAAGTTTTATTTTGGAACAGACAATCTCGATGTTCGCAATTGGGTTGCTGATTATGGTGGATTGAAAGAGCTTAAAAAAGTTCTTGAAGATCAGTTTGATCATACTCTTCTTGTTGCAGAAGATGATCCTGAACTAGATTTTTATTATGCGTTACAGAAGCGAGGTCTTGCTAAACTAACCATTCTTCCTAGGCTAGGTTGTGAAGGGTTGGCTGATCAGCTTTACAAATATGTAAATGGTGTTTATATTCCTGATTACTGGGGTCCTGGTGAGGCTGAGCGACTGTGGTGCTTCCGTGTAGAGGTGCGTGAGACGCAATCAAACATGGCATTCCGTGAAGGACACCGCGAGTGGAATGAAGATTTATTTGAAGGAGTTTAATATATGAAAATACCTCAACGTATATTAGTAATGGGTTTGCCTGGTTCGGGTAAAACTATTTTTTCTAAACAATTAAAGGCTTACCTTGAGGCAAATGGAGATTTGCTAAAACTTAACCCAGACCGCATGCTTAACTACGAGGGGGTACCTGGACCTTATACCGACCGTGTGTATGTAAATTGGTTTAACGCTGATGAAGTTCGTCGTCGATTCAACGATTGGGACTTTAGTAGAGAGGGTAGGATTAGACAGAGTTTACGCATGCTTGAATTTGCTCTAACAGCTGTTGGTGAATATGTAATTTGTGACTTTGTTGCACCATTGCCTGAAATGCGTAACAACTTCAAAGCAGATTGGGTTGTGTGGATGGATACAATTGATGCTGGTCGTTATGAAGACACAAACCAAATGTTTGTACCGCCAGAAACTTATGATTTCCGTATTACAGAACAGAATGCGGAGAAGTGGGCTGAGTTTGTTGGAAACCATATTCTCTCTAACCAACGACGTCCTCGGTTTGATTGGCAAAAAGAAACTGTTCAGATGTTAGGAAGATGGCAACCGTGGCATGCTGGCCACCGTGCTTTGTTTGAACGAGCTATTGCTAAGACTGGTCAAGTATGCATTATGATACGTGATTGCCAAGGTTGGAATAACAGTAACCCCTTTGCTGCTGATCAAGTAAAGAGCTTTATTCGACGTGACCTAGATCCATTGTATCAAGGTCAATATGAAATACAAGTTGTTCCTAACATTGTAAACATTACATATGGTCGTGATGTAGGTTACAAAATTGAACAAGAAGTGTTTGATGAATCCATTACGAGCATTAGTGCAACGAACATTAGAAAGCAAATGGGCTTGGCATAAATGGCATTCAAAATGTTTAAGTGGGTTCCTGACGGCACATACGACTATCAAGAATACCTGACTCGTTATGTTGTCGTCAATTGTAACCCTATTATTGTTATAACAAAGATGTGGCTCGATAAAGGGGGCCCAGAAGATGCATCAGAAGAACTAAGACAGCCGTGGGGATCCTTCCCTGATTTCCCACCTAAGGAAGATAAAAAATGATTGTATGCGCAACACCTCGCTCGGGTGGTACAGTATTTGGTTTTGATAAAGCAAAAGAACTCAGTATCCCATTTCTTAATGAGGTAGTTCCAGGTAACACATTACCTTTTCAGTTTAGACCAACATGGAAAAACAAGTACCACGAACTACCAAGTCAACCTATCTTTACTATGGAAGATTTTTTCAATCATAGTCAAAAGGGTGCTTACACACCTAACATAATACTTGTTAACGGTACAAACAGTCATTGGGTTTTTCACCAAGCTCGGTGGTTTGTCGCTCGTCGTAACATTAAAGAATGGTTGTATTCCGTCTGTAATTTTTGGATTAAAAACAGACAGGGAAAAATGAGTGTAGATTTGATACAAACTTACCTAACCTTTACTATTGAAAACGGGTATGCATTGTACGCATATTGTTCACAAGAAGATAAAGCAATCAACTGGTATGAAGATATGTACTATCGAAAAAATGAATACGAGCACTTGCTCAATCATCCAGAAAAGTGGCAAATTCTTTCCACTATAGAAATTCTAGTTGATCAAACAAATATTCTTGACGTTCACAAAGAATTAGTATACAATTAAGTTTTTAAGGAGCAATAATGGATAAAACTGATCCGGCGCTAGGAGCACAAGTACGTCAGCATCTTGTCAAAGTGGGTCTTGAGACACCTATGAATTACACTGATGTACAGCTTGATAGTCAACATAAGATTAATCAGATTGAACATCACTTTGCAAAGATTATGCAAACGCTTGGTCTAGATTTGCAAGACGACTCACTTTGCGATACACCAAAGCGTGTTGCTAAGATGTATGTTAAGGAGATCTTCTATGGCTTAAACTATGATAACTTTCCAAAGTGTACTCGTATTCAAAACAAGATGGGTATCAATAACAGCTTTGTTTTGGAGCGCAACATTAATGTACAAACAAACTGCGAACATCATTTTGTAGTCATTGATGGTAAAGCAACTGTTGCATACATTCCTCGAGATACTATTCTTGGACTTTCAAAACTGAATCGTATTGTTGAATTCTTTGCGAAACGTCCTCAAGTTCAAGAACGTCTGACAGAGCAGATTGCTGAAGCAATTAGTTTTATAACCGGCTCACCTGATGTTGCAGTATATGTCGTAGGTGTGCATTATTGTGTTAAATCGCGCGGAATTCAAGATACCGGGTCATCTACTATGACATTGGCTACGCGAGGTGCTTTCTCCGAGGAGAAGTCAGAGATCCGTCGTGAGTTCCTTAACACAGCACGAATGATGTGAATCCATACAGCTATCTAGCGTGGGATGAACCGTTTAGTGAGTACACTACTCAACTTCAGCGGTTTGTAAAAGCCACAGGGTTTATTGAGAAGGGTACCTTCTTTAACCCTGTTGGCGCTGCTCGTGTATATGATGCAATTCCGTCCTTGCGGGACTTGTTTGCAAGACATAATATCACCGATCTTCATTCAATGGCTGTAATAAGAGTGCTACCAGCCTCTGTAGCACCTAACTTTCCTCATACAGACGTAATGCCTTCACCAAATCAAAAGGTAGCTATAAACTGGCCAGTATTTAATTGTGAAGACACATACACGTGCTTTTATGAAGAGAAGGCTGATGCAAATCCTCAGCTTGTAAAGCTGAGCAATGGATTGCCATATAAAAAATACAGCTATGATGATGTGACAGAAATACATCGTATTAAGATTAACAAACCAGTTGCTCTAAGGTATGATGTTCTTCATGCTGTTGTTAATGAAACACAGCATGTACGTGTAACCGTTTCATTTCGTTTTAATTCAAATCATTGGGAACTTTTTCATGGCTAAGGTATACTTCTGTAGGTTTACAGATAAGAAAACAAAGCAAGAGTTTTATAAGTTTGGTCATACTCATAAGTCTGATGTTCTTGAACGATTTGATCCTGTGTATGATCCAAGGTATAGTGAGTTTGATATTAAAGCTATCTGCAGTATTAAAGGTGATGTTAAATGGTGTATACAAATAGAGGAATTGTTCAAAGCTCTTTTTCCTAAAAACATTTGGCTAGAAGATTACCTTGGTGATGAGCGTTCATGGAATAACCTTTCTGGTATTACAGAGATTGTAAGGTTGTCACTAGACGACTACAGACGAGTCCTTAAAGGTTTTTATAAACTAAAAGAAATACAGGATCACAATGGCGAAATTTAATTATCCGGATTGGTCTACTATTCATCATGGTCACTGGCAGAATATTATTGATGACCATCTCAATACAAAAGAAAAACTAACTTGTATTGAGGTTGGCTGCTTTGAGGGTAGATCAACACTTTGGTTTGCTGACAAACTTCTTCAGCACGATCAATCAATACTGCATTGTATTGACTCGTGGGAGGGTGGTGAAGAAGTTGTTCGTGTAAAGCTCGGCTTTGATATGGACCGTGTAGCATCTAACTTTATTAACAATATACAACAACATCCACGCGCCGATCAAATAAGAGTGTGGAAGACTAATTCACAAAAAGGATTAATTGATGTTTCCTCATTCTGTGACAATCAAGTAGACTTTATCTATTTGGATGGGTCTCACACACAAAAAGATACATTAGTTGATTTGGTATTAGCGTTGTGTTTAGTTAAGGTTGGTGGTATCATTATCATCGATGACTACATGAATAACATGAGCACCAACAACAAGTTACTTCGGCCAAAAGATGCCGTTGACTTTGTTGTGAATTCATTTGCATCAGACGTCGACTTTTTTATAACACCTGAAACACAAGCCGTTATAGTGAGGAAGAACTAATGGAAAATAAATCTTTTATTTGGGTCACCTTTCAAAAAGAAGGGATCCATCGATATCCAGCAGCAGCTACAGACCCTAAACTGAAGACTGGAGATTGGTTGGATGTCAGTTTTCTGGCTGACCCTCATCGTCACATCTTTCATTTCCGTGTTGAGATGGAAGTGTTTCATGATGATCGGGATGTTGAGTTTATTCAGTTAAAGCGTACGTTGGAACGTTGGTTCAGTACAAGTATTCTTAAACTTGATTATAAGTCGTGCGAGATGATTGCACGTGAAACACATATGCAACTTATCACGCAGTGGCCGTCCCGTGATTATGTGATTGAAGTGTCAGAAGATGGTGAGAACGGATGCCGCATTTATTTTCCTAAGGATCTCTATGTCAAGCGCGATTAAATTTTGTCATATTAGCCCCACATCTAAACTAGGTAAGTACACCCAGTATAACGGTGCACATCTTATCCTTGCTCACCTTGTTGAGGAAGATAAAGAGTATAGAGACTTCTATGCTAATCTAGATGATGGCAAGTATAAGATTATGGACAACAGCGCGTTCGAGATGTTTAAGCTCGGACGTCCTATGTACGATTCTAATCTACTTGTTGAGATGGGTAAGCTGTGTAAGGCTGATTGTATTGTGATGTCAGATCATCCTAAAAAGCCATCTGAGGTAACAGTTCAAGATGCAATTACTCTAGCTCCTATTTTTAAAAAAGAAGGATTTGATACCTTCTTTGTGCCACAGAGTGAATTGGGAGATATGGAAGATCTCTTACGAGCCATTGATTGGGGATTAAATAATCCTCTTATTGACATCATTGGACTTTCTATTCTTTCCTGTCCTATTGCATGTGGTGTAGATGAAACCACTTTTGAAGGTGGTAAGCGTAGCGATGCCTACAAAATGCAACGATATCTTTCTCGTCTCGAGGTATTCCGTCAGATGGAGAGAAAAGGAATGCTATCATCACAAGCAATGAAGCGCTTTCACTGTCTAGGAATGGTTGATGGTCCAAAAGAAGTTGATCTTCTTCGTGAGTATCATCAGTACATCTATTCATGGGACTCGAGTGCCGCTGTGTGGGCTGGAATGAATAACATTAGCTTTGATAACTCACCTACCGGTCTTATGAACGGAAAGTTTGAGAAGGAAGTTGACTTTGGATATTGGGGTGAAGATAATACGCACCTTGTTATTAAAAACATTGAGTATATTAATAAAATGATTCTGAGAGGTGCTTTATTTTGAAAGTGATTGCACTTACTGGTCCTAAAGGTTCAGGTAAAGATACAGTGGGGCGGTTGATTTGTGAGATGTATCCACAGTACAATCCTGTTACTATTGCATTTGCAGATCCAATTAAGAGCATTGTTCAGCATATCTTTGATCTTGATCCAAGTAACAATGATCAGTACGATCTGTTTAAACGAACAAAACTTGAATACACATTGCCTGGCTATTTGAGCCATAGTGCAGATGCACGTCATGTTGTTAGAGAGATTGGTATGCTGATGCGTAGCTACGATACGCAACAGTTTAACAACTATGTCGAGGGAAAGATTCGAAGCTCACCTGACCGGTTGTGGGTTGTGACAGATATGAGGTTTGATGACGAATACATCATGTTGAAAAAGCTAGGAGCTAAAACTGTAAAGATTATTCGCCCAAGTTATAACTATGATGGTCACATTACAGAGCGTGGGTTTGATGACCATTTGGTTGATACTAAGTTGATGAATGATGGTGATCTTGAGTATCTGAAGATAAGGGTTGATTATACCATGAAGAATATTTTGGAGGTTAATAAATGAAACACATTATGGGACCGAATAGCAAGTCGGTATTGACAAACGTACAAAAGCAAGATGTTCAACCCAACGCTGTTGATCTACGTCTTGGAAAAGTATTTAAAGTATCCTCATCAATATTTAAGATTGATGAGAAGGAAAAAGCGCATCGTGGTTCGTATGAGATGAAACCAGACGCTTTTGGTTATTACAATCTCCCTGAAGGCCATTACGAAGTAGTAATGGAGAACATGATTACGGTTGGCGAAGGAGAAGCCGGTTGGGTAATCACTCGCTCTACACTTAACCGTAACGGAGTGTTCTTGACATCAGGCCTTTATGATACGGGTTATGACGGTGTTATGGCTGGTATGATGCATGTGACGTGTGGCCCTATGCGTATTCAACAAGGCACGCGTATCGGACAATATCTTTCTTTTAACGCTGAGGCTCTTTCATCTTATGACGGAGACTATGGCCGTAACAAGTCGCATGACAAAAAGTATCAAGAACCAACTGCAATTGATCAAGCTGCATTAGCTGCAACGGTTGCATTGCTAGAAGGTAACGAAGAAAAATCTCAACAAGTGCTCGATGAAGTACTTAACCCACCAAAACGTAAGCCCGGACGTCCGTTCGGAACCACTAAAGAAGAACTAGCTAAAAGGAACCCATAATGACGTTCGAAATTAAAGTCCCCATTGAAGTACTGCGTACTCGTAAGCTCTTTGTTGCTACACCGATGTATGGTGGAGCATGTGCAGGCATGTATGCACGTTCGATTGCTGATCTATCAGCTATCTGTACTCGGTATGGTGTAAGCCTACAATTGTACTATTTGTTTAACGAATCATTAATTACAAGAGCTCGTAACTATTGTGTAGATGAGTTTATGCGTAGTGATGCTACACATCTTATGTTTATTGACAGCGATATTGGCTTTAATCCAAACGATGTCATTGCATTGCTAGCTATGCAAGATGATGAGAGTCCCTACGACGTTATTGGTGGTCCTTATCCCAAGAAGTGTATTTCTTGGGAGAAGATTAAGATGGCTGTTGATAAAGGCTTTGCTGACGAAGACCCTAACCGCCTCGAGAAGTTTGTTGGTGATTACGTCTTTAATCCAAAAGGAAGTCAGCGTGAGATTCCTATTGGGCAGCCTGTTGAGGTAATGGAGATTGGTACTGGCTTCATGATGATCCGTCGTAAGACTTTTGAAAAGTACCGTGACACATATCCTCATCTGTCTTATAAGCCTGATCATGTCCGTACAGAGGCTTTTGATGGCTCGCGTGAGATCCATGCATACTTTGACTGTATCATTGACCCTGATAGCAAACGCTACCTGTCAGAGGATTACAACTTCTGCTATCATGTTGCAAAAGCAGATATGAAAGTGTGGCTGTGCCCTTGGATGAGTATGAACCATGTTGGTAGTTACATCTTTGGTGGTAGCTTGGCTGACCTTGCTGCTATTGGAGCTCCTGCAACAGCTGATGCTGGAATGTTGAAGAAAGGTAAAAAATGAAACTTGAAAACCGCACGATGCAGATTCTGAAAAACTTTGCTATGATTAATCCATCGATGCTGTTTCGTGAAGGTAGCACACAGACAACGATTGCTCCACAACGAAATATCCTTGCACGAACAACCATTGCAGAGAATTTCCCTAAGCAATTCGCTATCTTTGATTTGTCTCGTTTTATCGGCGTATTGTCATTATTTAATGAGCCTGAGATTGAATATGATGAAACGCGTGTGCTGATTAGTCAGGGGCGGCAAAAGGTAGCGTATACCTTTGCTGATCCCGAACTAATTGTTGCTCCTCCTTCTAAAACACCTAACGTTAATGAGCCTGAGGTATCTTTTAAACTTACCTCTGAACATCTGCAAGCAACAATGCGCGCTCTAGGTGCACTACAAGCCACACATATTATTGTAGAAGGTGATGGAGAAAACATTAGCATTGGAGTAGGTAAACCTTCTGACCCAACGAGCGATACATTTAAGATTGAGGTGGGCATGAGTAATCATTCCTTCAAGTTTGCATTTAAGGCAGAGAACATTAAGATCCTTCCTGGGGATTATGACGTGCAGCTCTCTTCAAAAAACATTTCTTATTTTAAAGGAAGTGATGTAGAGTATTGGATTATGGCAGATGCTAACCA